CTCCTCGTTTATCATTCCTATGTCTATAGAAGAATACTCAGCCAAAGCTATAGCCTCTTCTTCTGACACATTACTATCATTCATGGCCCGACCCACTAATAGATACTTAGCCATAACCCTTAACTTCTCTATATCTTCTTCTTCACTTAGCACATCATAAACCTGTATATAATCCGCTATCATCATAACCATTCCTCTGGTATAGAACCTTGCGCCCATAAGAAATTATTTTTGTCACACCAATCAGCATAAGTTGATTTAGCACCTTTAAATAGTTTTGCTTTAGCATTCTGAAAAACAAACCTTATATCATGGTCAAACTGACGTTGTATAAGCAGGTGCTTCTTTCTATCTGCTGCGACAAACCTTCCTTTTGTTTCGACTATAATTCCGTTTGGTAGTATGAAGTCTGGGGTGTAGGTACGTATTTCATTAACCTCATATTTAATCTTCAAGGTTTCGTATTCGTACTTAACCCCACCCTCATCTAACTCTTTAGACACTCTCTCTTCTAAACCAGATCTCCAGCCATGTTTTATCGCTTGTCTGGTGGTTGCCATATCTCCCCCTCATATCTCCTTAGCCACAGAAGTCTAGCATTTTCTAGTACACGATCTACGGCACCATCATAGGCATCTAACACTGCTTCCCACATATCTTGTTCAGATTCAAGACCGTCGAGCATATTGGATGCTCTTTTAGGTCCTACTTGGTAAAGGCCATGTATATTGTCTGCACTATCTCCGGTCAGTATTTGCGTATAGAAAAACTTAATTCCCTCGAAAGGCTCTACCTTAGTTACAACATTCTTAAATGGATTGTAGTGCCAACAAGGTATCTGCAACATATCCTTATCGACAGAAACAACTACGCAATCAAAGTTATTCTTTGTAGCTGCTTTTGCTATAAGATCGTCTGCTTCTTCTTCTACGCTTACTGTAGCACCCCAATCCTCTTCCATATGCTCACGTATGACGGGTAGGTGTTTAGGCTTCTCAGCCTTCTTTCTGTTTCCCTTGTATACGTGTGTTTTAGCAATGTCATGTCGAAACTGATAGCCGCTACAGGTTAGAAATATTTCGTAGTCCTCTGGGTAATTAGGCCACCCAAGGCAATACTCTAATGAATCCTGTAGCAAGCCATCTATAGTTACGGTAGCTTCTTTCTCAGTCTTATCCTCTGTAGCAAAGGCTGCACGATAGGCAAATATATCACCATCGACTAAGGCCTTACTCCACTGCATTAGATCTTCTCGCCCCATGTCATTGTGCCATCTGTGTTAGAGGCCGCTATGTCTTCTACATAAGTGAAACCTATGCCACGAGTCTGATCCCCATAATATTGCAACAGAGTGTAGATATCATTTACATCATCACGCTCATACGTAATCACACCCTCATACCCATCTTCTTCTTTATCCATGTAGAACGTACTGACTACTCTCATTTATGCCACCATGAACAGTTCGTCATGCTCTGATGGACCGCCTTCCCATACTGACAACTCAGTAACAGCAATGCCATTTAGTCGGATTCCATTTCCACTGGAGTATGTATCAAACTGTACCATAGCTTTTGTACCGTTACCCAATTCACCGTCATTCTCAAAAGACCAAGAACGTACATTTTCCCGTCCATTCCGTAGGTCTACTACTTTAACTGGACCACCTAAGTTAGCCTTGTCTTTAGTTACGGGATCTAACCAATCACGAATATCATCTGGTACTCCACGTTTTAGTTTAATGTACTTTCCAATACCAAACTCAGCATTACCTTCAAGAATACGATCATTACCTAAAACCTTTTCTTGAAGCCCTTCGTCAATTAACTTATCAATTTGAGCTTGATCTGTGAAGAATGCGTTTACAACGTACTGTCCACCTTTTTTAGCAATATTCTGTTTCCACTGTACGCCATCTGGATCACCCATGTCTGCGTTCTCAGGAAAAACTTTTGCCCACTCTAGTACCATTTCCATTGTGTATCTTGCCATATCGGGTCCTCTCATTTACACTGGTATATATATATAGTAACTTTTTTTTGAGTTTGTCAACCTTAGTAAAAAAATTTAATGTATACTTGCATAACTGTTACCAAATTGTGCATCTATACCTAAAGGTACGTTAAGGTTCAACTCTGCATTCAACTCTTGTATAGAATATTCCATGTTTATCTTTGTCTCTATTTCATCCCCTTCTCCTACTAATGCTATAATCTCGTCGTGAAATTGACCTATAGTTTTGATTCCCTTGGATCGACACAACCTAACCCAACTATCAAAGCAGTATACACCCGTTCCTTGGTTTAAGGTGCTGAATTTATCCTTGTCGGACCTTAGTGAATACCAAAACTTAGAGACAGGATTATAAAGCCACATATGACCAAATAGCTCTCTTGTACGGACATCTTTACTCACTTTCTCCACAGACCAGTTACGTGACCAGAAGGCATCTAAGAGCGTCTGTGCTTCGCTCTCAGACATGCCAGTGTTTCTGGACAAGGTTTGCTTACCTACGCCGTATGTGGCGCTGTAGTTCACTACTTTGTAATTCTTACGTAGGGCCTTTAGACTACGCTCACCAGAGTTATGTTTGTCGATATCATCTTGTGTTACGACACCAGCATGTTTGGCAAGGTCAAGGTGCGGATCAAACCCACCCTTAGACATTTCTTCAACATAGTCTGGATCTAGGGGTTTCATGTAGTGGCGCTTTGTAGTGTCCTCTAGGCTAGTCATATCTGCCCCGCATAGGGTGTATCCCTCTGGTGCAGTTAGGCACCCTCTTATCTCTTCTCCGTAGGGCTTATCCACTGATGGCAAGTTGACAAGAGGTCTTGCATGTCGGAACCTGAGAGTATTAGTGAACCCTGCCACACTTGCTTGCACGTATCCATCACGCTCTGAGTCAACCATGCCTTTAAGAACAGATATACGATGGCTAAGAACAGTGAGGCCATCAAGCAAACCAATAGCTGGTTCGATAGCAGCCAACTCTCTAACGGACTCACAGAGTTCTCCGTCTTTCCGTATTTGTTCCAGTTTCCTTGTGGAGCCATCATCTTCCCTTATATACTTGAATGTTCTAGGTTTCCATCCCAGCATGAGTAACCACTCTTTTACCTGCTGCACTGAACTAGGGTTAGCACGTTCCTCACCAACCTTGACCTTTAGGCTTTGCGTAGTGGTAGGTGCCTTGTGGTCCTTACACAACTGTTCCCACTTAGCCCCATTAGCTGACAAACTACCGTCACCCTTGAAGTAAACCTTTGGCCTGTTACGCATAACATACTTCTGCACTGGTGGCATAACATCTGCCAGAGCTTCTGTCTTTTCTAGCTTAGACTGTTCCCACTCTGCCAAATGACCTTTGGCTTTATTTACGTCTAATTTCCACTGTAGGGCCTCTTGCTCTGCCGCACATTGTAACTTGAATGTCAGATAGTCAATCAGCCGCCACTTGTCATCGTAGTCAGGATATAACTTATTTAGTTTTATATCCAAGTCACGCCACAGTCTGTCGTTAATCTTAACATCCTCATTACACCTGTGAGCGTACTCTTCTGGTGTCAGGGTTGACCAATCAGTAATCTTAGGCTTGGGCACTCCGTAATCCTCTCCGTAACCCTCAAGGCCATGTGACCCACGATTGAAGTTGAGATACCAAGACAGAGCCAGAGTGTCTACTATCTTTGCACTAATCTGTACACCCAAGATCTTTTCCACTGCGGGGATATCATACCGCACAATGTTATGTCCTATCAGTGTGGGCGCTTCCTCAAGGAAGATACGCATAGCCACATAGTCGTGTGTGTGTTGCACATCTCCATTGTCACCCATCCAAGATATTACGTGTATCTTTGTTGGGTTTAGTCCGTCTGTTTCTATGTCAAATACTGGCATAATACTTCCTTTATCTCTTTTACTACTTTTTTAGGCATAACAGTCGTTTTATGCTGACTTAGGTAATCAAAAACCACCCTACCATCTGCGAAGATAATTAAGCTAAGATTCTTATCTATTTTATGTTTAAATACAACCTCTATTATATTACCTCTCTTAGCATAAACGTATCTAGGTTGAATTTCATCATTCCAGCATTACCTTCCTCTGAACAAGGTCGGTTCTTTTGCACGTTTATATACATCGTGTTTCGTTCCTCTAGTGTATCAGCTTCTTTATCCCTGTGCAAGTCTATAATTACAGATGCACGTTGCCCAATCATTTTACAATACTTTGGGTCACCATTCTCGTTTGTGTGTGCGATAGTAACAATGCCTATGTTTAGCTCTGCTGCTAGTTTAGACAGCCTTATAGACAGGTCTGCCAGCATACTCTCCTTGCCATCCTCTGACGAGTTTACGACGACATCTTGAATAGGCTCAAAGAATACAAATTTACAATCACAAGCCTGACTAAAGAAGCGTATCTGGTCACAGAGTTCGTCTGCACCCTGCCCATCACTTAGGTAGAATTGATATAGCAATTCGTCCTTTGTGAGGTTTACAATGGCATCCCGTACCTTTTGCTGTAAACCCTTCTCTTCGATTAAGTCACGGCGGGTTACATTGTCCTTCAACTCGTAACTGGCAAGACCTAAGAGTGACCGTAGCTTTGTTTCCTCTAGGTGCCAAGTTGCGATAGGTATGCCTTGTTGAATGCAGTTGTACTCTAGGTAACGCATCATCTCAGTCTTACCAATTCCTGTGGGGGCCTTAAACACAGTGAAGTGACCCTGCATAAGACCTAAGACCTTATCGTCAAGCGCTTGTATTCCCGTTGGCACAAAGACATGCTCTGGTGTTTCGTCGTAGAGTTTTAAGAACTGGTCAGAGGTATTCAGAATATTCTCTGGCGTATGCTTAATAGGTTTCCACCAAGCGTTCTTGAAATCATTGTTCTTGCTGGCCTGTAAGAAATCATTGGCGTCCTTGTACTTACCATGATCCACACGGTACACCCTGTTAGGGAAAAGTCGTGCCATACGATCAGCTACAGCATTACCAGCTTCATCTTTATCGACAGATAAAATAATCTTCTCAAAGCTATCCAACCACTCTTTGCAGTTCTCCCATAATTTCTTCGATGGGGTAGCAGAGGGTAGAGACACAACAGGATTAGTGTACTGGCTCTTAAGCATCTGATGAGCCGACATAGCATCTAACTCTCCCTCAGTAATTGTCACAAACTTAGAACAACCAGCAGGGAACAGGTTCATACCAAAGAGTTCATCACCTTTAAAGTTATCCTTGGTGTAGAACTTCTTGTCTGCAATCATACGTACCTTTTTCCCACCAGAGGGGTAAGTATACTCTTGTGTGAAATCGTCTGACATAACACCAAACTCTTCCATAGTCTTTGCAGTAATGCCTCGCATTGCCTTGTAAGACTTCTCCGACAATGGTTGCTTAGGTGACGACACCATAGATCTTAAACTATCAAAACCATCTTTTTCCATTGTAGGGTATCTCTCCTTTGCCCAGTTAAATATTTGACCGTTGTCCTTTGGGTAGTTACCACCGCAAGAGTGACAGTAACCATTTCCATCGTCACCCCACCATTTGAAAGCATCCGACGATCCACAATCTACAAACGGACAAGGTTGATGTGATATATTAGACAATACTTTCTCCTTTAGTTTTACTATAGTATATAGTGACTTTTTTTACTTATCGTCAACTTTGGACAGTGTTTTTAATATTCTACTGTGCTTTTTATGCAACGCTTGCTTACTTATGCCGTGTTTTTCGCCTATTTGCTTTAGTGTCATCTCTTTAAAGTAGATGTCGTTAAGTAGCAGTTGATCCGACTGTGACAATTTTGCAACATTCTTCATCATGTCCCTTAATACGTCCTGTCGTTCATATTCCTCTGAGTGGTCAGGGGTTGTCATGGTATATTCAAATATCTCTGCGTCTGATGAGGTAGATACCTTTAAGTTTTTTGAGCCAGATCTTTTAGGAATAGGCACAAGTCTATCCTGATAATTGTAGTGCAGATTAAGTTTGTACTTACCTACGCTATACAGGTCTTGAGGGTCCTCTACACCTCTTAAACGTGCCTCGAGGATAATTACCATAGCCTCTTGAAATAAATCATCGTAGTCATCTGAATTGTACTTACTTGCCAGTTTATGGGCTATCTCTTGGTCATTCATAGTGGTTTCCTTTTAGGTTTTATAGAGGCTGATATAACCTCAGTCTTTAGGCATTGACCTATGGCATTCCTATCTAGGGCATACACAGGTTCGTAATAGGCTGGTAGAGCGTCCCCACAGGCCCTAGCACTAGGGAAGATTATCTTAGCTTGTAGGTAGTCACCGCCAATCGTATAGCTCAACACAAGGACAGTATAAAATAACATTACATATACTCCACTACTCTACCAGTACTCCACTTCTTAGCCTCTCTCTGGGCTTCCTCACGGCTGTTAAAGACCCACACCTCAGTGTCATATGTCCAAGGGTTCTCCTTCCTGACAAAGGTATATTCCCCCTTCTCTACCTCTATTTCCACTGCATATCTACCCATCTTCTTTCCCCTTCTCTAGGCCAGCCCTAACTAAAGCTATGAATCCTACGTTAAAGATGGCTGCGAATGTCTCAGGGTCACACTCTACTTGTAGTGTAGCACTACCATCCTCATGCTCTTCTATATCTGTTATTTTGATTATGTCACTATTCATGGTTTATCCTTCTGCTATACTTACGGAACCTTTTATTGTAGGCACGTTTTATCTTCTTTATCTGTCCTGATTTCCATCGTAGGAACTTACGTGATTTACTTAGGGCATCATACTCATCACCGCCCTTCATTGGTATACGTTTATTCATCACTTACTCCTATACATGGTAGCAAGATCGACAGCTTACAGTACTTAGGATACTCGTCATACGTCATAGCTATCAGTACTGGTGTTAAAGCTATCAGTAAAGCTACAATAGCTGACGCCTTAATTGCGCCTTTTATGTTTCCTTGCATTACTTTTCCTTATCTGCATTACTATTAAGAATATTACCCAACACGGTATAAACGCTATACTGCCTAGAACGACAGACTGTGCTATGATGTAGGGTATAAACTCCCCTATGGTCAATTATTAGCCCTCAACGCTCCCCAAGACTCAGGAAATAACTCCCACATCTTGACACTAATCTGATTGGCTACCTCTCTTGTCTCAGCCTGTGTGTCAGACGAACAACGTAGGTTACACATATCAACCCAAGCATCCAAGCTACCTGACCAATACCACTCAGTCATCATAGACTGTGGCAGCACCATACGGGCTTGCTCTGGGCATACACCATCTTCTAGTAATCCGTCATAAGTTGTCAAAGCATTACGCATAGTAGCATGGAACAACATCTCAGAGTCTAGGCTAATTTCCACTGAACCCCCTGATCCTTGCTTCTTATCCTTAGCTCTTGCTCTCCAATCAGGCTCATAGAACTCAGGCGAGGTGTCTACATACCTACGACTAATCTCATTCCAACGAAGAAACTTATGCTTGGCTAGCTGTCTAGCTACAAAGATTGGTGCCTCGATGTGGAAGCTTGCAAAGCAATGTCCAAAGGGGCTGATGTGCTTGTGTTTGGCTAGGTATTGAATTAACTTCTTATCTTTAAGTTTCATGTGTTGCTTGAAGCTATAAGCATCTGACTCTTCATAGTCCCACTCACTCTCCTTACCGAAACTGACACGGGCTGCATTAACTACAGTCAAGTCATTACCCATGTGGCCTTTGTGTGTTACATTAATTCCCATCGTGGGGGTTCTCCTTGTGTTTACGCTTCCTACTTAATATAGGCTTTTTCTTGTCAGGTACAACCCTTAATTTGTATTTAGGTTGCCTTAAATCTTTAGCCATAGGGTTAGGCTTCTTGGTTACCACGGGACCTCTCCATTTCTATCACGGGGGTCATTGAAGTACCCCTTAGAGAATACTGCGGTAAAGTACTCTTCGTTATACTGACCGCATGTGGCTTCTAACTGTTCAAATGAGCTAGGCATAAGGATGCCTAAGTCCATGAGGTGTGATTCTATTTCCATTGGCAGGGTGTTCATTAGTTTCTCCTTAAGCGTTTACGTATTGGTGGGTGTTGATATAATAGCTTATACCAATCTCATGCCCGTCACAGTCATAGCTATACATATCCTCTAAAGAACTTGCAACCTTCTCTACTAATTTAACCTTGTCTTCATTAGTTAAATCTTCACCGTAACCAAAGTGAACAGGTATAGCTGTAATTACATTCTTTTGGGTCTTGTAAATTTTAGTTTCTGGATCTTTAGGGTTTTTTATTTTCTTGTAAACATTCTCGTACACAAACACGACAGCATCGTTGTGATCCCATACTTGTACCTTATATGTTTTATCTTGTATCAGTATATCTCTCCTTTAATCCATCATTGCTTTGCCAGTCAAGACCAAGGCTGGACCCACAACGGGGTGACCAACCAAGTGACTAGCTTCTATATTTATGGGCATGTTCATCAGCAAGCCCTCTTCGTTTACTATCACTTGCATAGAACCATTGTCAAATGCAAATTCAATCAACCCTTCTACAATAGCTTGTGCTTCCTGTAGGGTAGGCCTCTTGTCTGATATACGTGTTACTGTCGGTTCCATTAGTCGTAATCCTTTCTAAATCCCATCTCTTGTGCATCGTCCCAACCAGCGTGGAACTCTTTGATTTCCTGTTGTGTCAATTCTTCTGTGTACTGACCTTTTAAATTGCAACCACCTCTGTAGCAGTGTGGGTCTGAGTTACGTCCATAATAGTAGTCTCTTACGCCACAATCAAATGGGCCACCAACTCTTTCTCTCATCTCTATAGTCATGTCGTTTACTCTACCCATTTTATCTCTCCATATTTCCACTGTAGGGGTCTTATTCCATATTTCCACTGTGGGGGTCAACCCCTAATTTCCACTGTAGGGGTCCTTATTTCCACTGTGGGGGTATTTTGTGGTTTGTCTGACATTTTTATCACACATTCTAATATCTGAATACATAGATATATGAATATGCGAATTTGTGAATATGTGATTTTTATGACACAGTGACATTTTTACCACAGTGACATTTTGGCAACTGTGACTTTTATGCAACTGTGACATTTTTGCAACACTGTCCATATGAGATATCCCGATAATTTCTTGACAATCCGAAAGGATAGGTTTTATATCCGAAAATATAGTCAAGAACTATTCCGAGTCATTTTATATCCTTTGATATAGTCAAGAACTATTTTGCCCCGATTGCCTACCCGAAAGGATAGTCAAGGACTCTTTGGTATATCTCAAAGGGATAGTGTGACATTTTTGCAACACAATTTCGATTGTCCATCCTTCCACCTTTTGCGACTGCGATTTAAAAAATCTGGCCCTTGGGTGTGTTGGCAATGTGGCGCTTATCACGCTCTGACACCACCATAACAGAACCACGGACCAACGCAACAATTATTTTTGCATACCTGCTATGCATTTTTTGCATGGCTCGTGTCCAGACAAAAAGTTCATGCACTCAGTGCATACCTGCTATGCAGTAGACGCCGTTACACCTCAGAGGCCCAGAAACGGCCCCAGAATGCCGAAACGCTTTTGCCTGCCTAGGGTACACGGGACATACGTTCCCCCTATTTGTTCTCTGTTCATGATTTGTTCACCTTTTGTTCACGTTTTGTTCGTTCATGGTTTGTTCACGGTTTGTTCTTCTTTTGTTCCACTCATTATAGTATATAGGGATTTTTTGCCCATATCATAATAAAATCGTTTAAAATCAAGAGCTTGTAAGATTTATTCACTTTTTTTGCATTTTTGTCATTTTTGGGGTTTACATCTAATCCAGAATATCGGATAAAGATTGCATAGAAACGACAAACAAAAAAGGAACCAACACAATGCAACATGCAACACCAACAATGCAAGAACTAGTAGATTATCAAACAAACAAAAAAGGAACCAACACAATGCTAAACGAAACCTTAAACAAGCTAGAAAAAATCGACGTACTAGTCAACCGCTTCGCAACATGGGAAAAGATCTACATGGACGTTTTAGACTGTGACGAACTGGTCAACCGCAATGGAATCACGCTTTCCGATTGCTTCGACATGAAAAGCGAAATCATGGACGAAATCAAAGAGCTTGCGATTCGCAATTAATCAATCGGGGCCACAGCGCCCCAACACACCAACACAAGAGAAGGAAAACCAAAATGACACGCAACCAATTTAAAGCCGCCCTTATCGCAACACACGGCATCATTAGCCCGTCAAAAATGGCCCAGATGACCGGTCAGAATGCAGATCTTGCTCGCTATATTGTGCAAGCGGCTATTAAAGACGGTGAAATAGCGCCGCTTGGTCAAGGCTTTCGCAACCATGCACCAAAAGCCGCCAGCCCTCGCAAAATCGCAGTCTTTCGGGTATAAACACAAAAGGGGGCACAAGCCCCCAACAGACCAACACAAGGACACAAGACAATGTATAGAAAACACGTAAACCAGATAATTGACATATGTGAAGCCAAGCAATCAGTTTTACCCGTTGTCACTTTTACACTCTGCACAATTCAAGCTGGCCTTTCGACATGCTTGGATCAAATTATTGACGTAAACAAGCACGGCATAAAAAGCCGCTTTATGTGGGGTTCTAAGGGCAAGGGCTACGCCTATACACAAGCGCACGATGCCTATTTGTGGGGCAAGGTAAACCATATCAAGGAAACGCTTGGCACCCGCTCGCCAGCAGCAGCCGTTGCCGCAATCGAATTGTTCTTGCCTATCCCCAATCTTGGCATGGTAAAGGCGGCTTTTGTTGCTCAACAGTTGGGCTTCAATGTGGCATGTATCGACAGCCACAATCTAGTGCGCTTGGGCCTTGAGGCAAAGCATGTCAAGCTTGGCAAGGTTAAGCCAGAGACAGCAAGGCGCAAGGTGCAAGCCTATGTTGCTATGACACAAGAGAAGGGTTCAGCCTATTGGTGGGACAGTTGGTGCAAGTATGTGGCTGGCAATAAGGCCAATAGAAAACTAGACACGGGGGCGGCTGTTTCTGCCTACCATGTTACTTGTGTAAATGCGGTTATTGTTTAAGGGCTTGTGTTGGCCTAACTTGGCGGGGCTTCGGCCCTGTCCTTTTTCCATAGTTTACAAGGGGATAATATGAGATTGAACGGGGGTTATGTTATGTTGTAACATTGGGTTGACTAGGTGAAATTGGTTGGCCCCTCGCCCTGCGAGTGTCAAGAATTATTTTTGTTTTTCCCTAGTTTTATTTTAGTTTAGACTAATGTGTGACATTTATGCAACACTTTGGGACCCTCCAGAATTCCCACGGGGATTTTACACCCGTCCTGTTTCCACCTACATCTACAACATAAAAAATTTACTTTGGTCAACCAAAAAAGATTCATTAGAAAACAAGAGTTTATAAAATAGTTTCGACACAAGGGTTGACAAAGCCAAAAAAAAGTTACTATATAATAGTAAGACCTTACATACTATAGTTTCCACTTAAGTATAAATACTAACCAGTTTATATATTATATATCAAAACTTAAGTATATACTATAGTATATCCCCCCCAATCTTATTTGTCGTAATCAAGGTTCACCATGAGTGGTTTTCAATATAGTGAGAATATAGCTAAAGCTGTTCGTAAGGGCATCCGTAATGGTGTCGCTGTTAGGGATATTCTTGCGTCGATACAGAAGTATCAACAGGCACCTTCAAGTACTGCTACTTTCTACAAGTTGTACGGTGAGGACATAGCTGCTGAGAGAGCAGACATTGTAGGTCAAGTTGGTTCTGTCGTTATACAACAGGCACTGGACGGTGACTTTAAGGCTGCTGAATTATTCTTACGTAGTAAGGGTGGTTGGTCACCTACACAAACCAATGTTGAAGTAGAAGGCACAGAAGATCCCGATACTGATGAGAGTGCCATTGACAGTCTTATGACCTTGTTAGGAAAGAACAGGAACAGTGATAACAGCGAAGACTCTGAGGGAGTTACCCGACTTAGAAGTAGCTGAAATACTCCAAGAGCTAGGTCCTAAGAAGACTGAAGAGTTACAACACAACTGGGAATTTTGGGCTAGACCTGAACAGTTAGAGCCAGAGGGTATATGGAATGTTTGGGTTGCACTTGCTGGTCGTGGCTGGGGTAAAACCCGTGCAGGTTCAGAGTGGGTCAGACACAGGATTAAGAAGGGCGATAAGATCGTTCATTGTGTTGCACCTACTAAAGGTGATGTTCGCAGGGTTATGGTTGAGGGTGACTCAGGTTTACTCAATGTCTGTTGGAAGGGTGACAAGACATACCGTGGTAAACCTATTGGTTTCCCTGTATGGTCCCCCACGAACAATACTCTTACATGGGAGAATGGCTCAAAAGCAGTCTTCTTCTCAGCGGAAGACCCAGAACGACTAAGGGGACCGCAAGCATATAGTGCATGGACTGACGAACTCTGTGCATGGAGGAATGCCCAAGAGACTTGGGACATGCTTCAGTTTGGTCTACGTTTAGGTAAGCGTCCTCAAG